TTTTTTTATTTTTTATTTTTATTTTTTATTTTTATTTTTATTTATTTTCTATCGATCAGTCCAATCTCACCATGTTCTAAAATAGACCCAAAGGCACGTTTTTTGATTAGTTTTTAGCCCCATGTTTCGTCCAAGCCAATCACACGTTGAAGCGAAGCCATTGCTTCTTTGTATTCTGGTGTCGTCCACACATACAATTTCTCTCCCTTATCTTTTGCTAGGCGTTTCTGTTGTAGCATATCATGTTGTTCATCAGCTGGACGAAACAGCTTCGCTACCTCATCGTACATGATCGAGTTCATATTGAAGCATACCTTGCCGTTGCGTTTGATATGACGAAGGCACTTCTGGATTAGTGGCACTAGGAAATCCTTGTAGAAGTCGTCCATGATCACCTGATGCTCGTACACCTCCACCATCTTCCCCGCCTTGTTCACGTAGGGAGTGCTGGTCAGCACGAAGTCATAGTCAATCGATTCGTAATCGACCGCTAGCGTGTCCTCCCAGATCATACGCATCTTAGGGTCTTGGATCAGTCCCATCATTCCATCGTAGGCGGGCTGAAGACTCGTGTTCGTATCGATGCCAGTGTAATGGATACCTAGTGCATTCGCTCCCAACATGCGACCACCCCAGCCCGCCGTAGGGTCAAGAACGTGAGTTGCGTTGAACTTCGAGTAGATCCATTTCGCCGTAGAGGGCTTGAAGAAGACCACCGACTGATTAAAGCGAAATGCTTCGAACATGCGATTAGGTATCGTCCCCGTGCGACCCAGTTTCTCCATATTACGAACCAGCTTGGCGTACTCCTCGTCGTCCAGAAGAACCTCAGGAAGAGTCATCTTCTTGCCAACCACACGGGTGTTCAGTAGGTTTGCCATTTGGAAATGATACAAAGTCTTGTTGCCAGAAAAGGACTGCTTGTCTCCCGTCGGTTTGTACTTCTTCAGATTGGCGATGTCCTTCACGAGTTCGTCGTGGGAGAGTTGCTTGTCCGCAATAATATCATGGAGAGTAATCTTTGACATATCTGGTTAATTGGTCGATTAAAAAATAGAGAAATATCTGCGTCAATTTTATTTATGCAGTCTGACATCATTTACATTGTTAGAATCTTAATGAAATCGCTCTTTGTCTTAGCCTTACTCATTGCTTCAGCTATTAGTTCAGCACGTTCGATATCACGTTTATCACGCTCGAGTTCACGTTCAAGCAACCTGGCTATTTCATCTTTTGCTTCAAAGTATTTTTTCCATAGTATTTGATGATCATTCAACAGCTTCTTGGAATCGAAATCGATTGTAGGAGATGACATCTCTACTTGCGTGCTACAAAAAATATGACTCATCGGCTCGTCAATTTTATTGTTTTTCGTTTTTACTATCTTAGGATTTTATTCGTCATCGCTCATGTGGGTGATTTCTACCTGAGGGTGCGTACGAACATACAGCTCCGCAACATCGAACAGATATTCCCAGACATGGTCATAGTTATCATACTTGTCATCACCGATCGTATGACCGATCACCTTGTACACGGTCCAGCGGTAGAATGCTTCTTCAATATGTTTCTCGAAATAGTTAATAGTAGTTTGGATTGCTTCTTCCTCGGTTTCTTGGCTACCCTCGGTGTAGGTCGGTTGGAAGTCAAACTCCATAAACATGTCGGACATCGCTTGGTAGAACCAGCAGATGTTCAGGTCAAGGGAGAAGTATCCGCAACGGAGATCGTGAGAGTAAGGCATGCAGTTTCTAATTAGTGGGTTGGTTAATATATTGGTGATCCGGACACGTCAATTTTTATATTTTCATGAGTGCCTGAATCAGCGTCTTCTTGTTCCCAGTAGGCTTGAGTCCATTCTTCTTACACGCTTCCTTGAGTTCAGCAACAGTGGTCTTGTCGAACGCTTCGAAGATATATGACAGCGTGTTTGGCTGAGCATGAAGGATCTCGATGCCGTTCTTAGTGGTCTTTCGGGACTCGCTATACATTAACGCATAGTTGTATCCCTTCTCAGAGTATTTCTCCCACGAACCGAAGAACTCTCCAAACACACATGCGATATGCTGTTCGACGAGACGATACGTGCAGTTGCGACGAGTTCCAACGTAGTCGAATCCAGAACCAGCCCTTCCATTAAAGACACGAGCCGTTGCCCAAGCAGAACACATCTGAGATGCCTTTTGCTTGCGAATGATAGGATCGTTGAGGCTGAGGAGTTCAGCGGTGAAAGGGAGAGACTGGATAGACATTGTAATGGAGGGTAGGTGGTCGACTAATAAAAAGATAAAAGCTGTCGTCAATTTTTATTTTTTTAGTTTTTATTTTCGGTTTACTCAATCGATTTCATTGCCTCAAGGAGGTCTTCTTTCAAGTCCATGTGCGTAAGGGTAAAGATCGTCATCATCAACTTACCAAGGATATTCGAAATGAACTTCTCTCGGCTCGGGTCGGAGGGAACAGAGGCAGGCGGAATCACTTCAACTTCGTAGCCGTCAATCACGTTCATTCTCTCTGCCATAGGAGTCTCCTTGAGGAGTTCATACATGGTCGTATAGGCTTGTCGTAGGCACATCGTCGCCACGCTATTGTAGTCCTTCTCCACGTATTTGGCAAAGGAAATGATGATGTTCTTCTTGCGTTCCAGTTCGGTCGTGTAGGTCATGTTGGTATCCATTGTACTATTGAGGTCGACTAAAAATAGGACAGATCGGCACGTCAATTTTTATTTCTTTTTCAATCCCAATCGGTCTATTTCAGACTTCACAAAGTCCTCTACTTCCTTCTTAGATGGCTTCTCTGGTTCTCCCTGGCTCTTCTTACCTCGATTGATTATCTTCATTGTAGTTAGTGCCCTTTCTATTTTTTTATAACGGGATTCTAAATCACCAGTACCATATTCACGATACTCGTTTACGATTACTTCATCAATACCTTTACGTGATGCTTCTCCTTCTAACATAATCTTGGTAAATGATATTGTCCCATCAGTCTGACAAGTAGCAAGTGCCTTTCCATTTACACCAGGAATAGCCAATCCTATGATTGGATTCCACTCGTCCCAATAAGAATAGTATGTATCACCTATATCTACTAAATCCATCGCATACGTTGGAAACATACCTCTAGATGTCCCTTTGTAATTCTTTTTCAGTCGTTTTGTATCATCACTATTAAACCATTTCCATATGAAATGTCCAAATGACTGGATTGCTTCTCCTTCTTTGGATAGTTTTACTAGTTCCTTCTTAGCAACTGCTGATGGGGCTTTCCATATCGTCTCCCAATCTCTCCATAAGATAATAGTATCATTATTATTCTTTCCTACACGATGTGTAATACTATCAAGCCATTTTCGCAAATCGATATAATATTTTCTTACTGGCTCTTTGGTTCCATCAGAATATATCTCGCTATGAAGATTACGAGTCAACGTGCTATTATCGTTATAGTTAATACCATACCCGTAGATATCGTATTCGCTCACATCATATCCACTCAAGTCATCAAGAATCTTCTTTCTATATTGCTCGGGTATCATTGGCGGTTCAGGAACTGGTTTTTTTAATTCTTCTTTTCTTCGTTGCTGTTCTTTTTGAAGAGGTGTTTGAGGTTCAACAAACTTTACCTTTGGTGCGTCCTTGTCGCTGAACGCCTTACGTTGCGGTTCCATCGGGATCTTCATGGGAGGTGCTGGAGGTGCTGGAGGTTCAACATCACCCCTGATCGGCTTCTTAGGGGCAATTCGAGGTCCTTTGGACTTGGAAGGTGCTGGAGGTGCTGGAGGTTCAACATCGCCCCTGATTGGCTTCTTGGGGGCAATTCGAGGTCCTTTGGACTTGGAAGGTGCTGGCATGGCTGGTGCGGGTGCGGGTGCCTTTTCTGGCTCAGCCGATGCCTTCAATTTTTTTTCTGGCATCAACGCTCGGACTTCATCGTATGCCTTCGATCCTTTCTTCGGAAGACACCACGTCTCCTTTCCTTCATTCCACTTCTTCAAAGCAGTGATCCACGGGTTTGGCATTTCTATAGATAGATATTTTATTTTTATCACTTTACGACGTATTGAAGTGCCTGTTTCACCGTGTGTCCCATCGCAGTAGCGGTCTTCTTCATATCCTTGATAGATGGTACATCTTTGTATTTCTTGTTCAAATACGAGTGCCGTAGTATGTTCGTACTTACATTCGAGCCGAAAAAGGCATACAGCAACTTCATATATTGCGTAGCGTTGATCTTGTTTGTTTGATTCGTATTCATGAGCAAATAATCGTGTTTGTTCTTGAAGATCCAATCGCCCATAATAATCTTATATAGCTTCGGTGGACAAGGAATAATCTGTTGTCCTGCAGTTTTGTCAGTTTTAAATCGATTAAATACAAGGAAGGGCTTACGCTTTACTACACGAAGGAAGTTGTCCTTTGACTCATCGATGTTTCGCAGTTTGAACTCTGTCCAGTCCATTGATCGACGTGGCTCAATAAGAACCATACACGAGAGAAGAACGTACATCTGGTATCGTGCGAATTGCTCCTTCGATAATACCTCTTCCTCCGACAGGGGTTCCACTTCTTTCTTGAGATCATGGTACTTCTTGAGAATGTCTTCCCACGACATCATAGCTTTTTTCTGCTTATCGGTCATTACCTGCTCGTCCATTTCTTCATCTCGTTCTTTCATTTTAGTTTTCATTACCTTCCCAAAACGTTCAAGCGTTTCCTTAGCGTGTTCCGATCCTTCTACCAACGCAATAAGGGCTGACAGACGGGTCTTGATACCGCCCGCCGACTGTCCTTTGATGTGATCCAATATTGCAACATGATGGCTAATAACATCTTCTGGTGTCTCTATCTTAATAGACATTTGTTTTGCGAGATTAGAGATCAACGATACGTACGTCCGGACGCTTCCCTCAGAAAGATTGGGGCGGTTCGCTAGAAGGGTCTCTTGGATTGTCATTCTACTATCTTGTTGATATATTATTATTTGGTTAAACGCAATCAATTTTCTGAAAACTCAAAATAATATTCTTTTTCCTATTAGAACAACATGGGTTCAGGTCCTTCTATCTTTTCAAAGGAATATAATGATGCCCTCAAGAACCGCAACACGCAGAAACGCATTGACGAGATGGCTCAAGAGAAAGGCATTCGTATTCCCGGACCGAATGAAGACCTCACAGAAGTCCCAGACTTTGATAATGCAGGCGATGGTATGGTATATTTTATGAAGTTGTCCAAGAAGCAGATCAAGCAGGTGAAGGACATTCCCTTCCGCATCGCTGGTCGTCGCCAACTGAGCCTGACACAGCGTGCTGATCTTAGCCCGCTCAGCCACGACTCCCTTACCAAACTGGAGACCAGCAATGCGATCCAAGAAGTGATCCGAATCGCTAAGGCAGGTGGTGATGGTGCTGAACTGCTGATCGGTGCGAACAGGGGTGGTAAGATTCCTCCTATGATTGGTGTTCAGCATCGTAGCCGTGGCGGATATGCTAGATTTTAATAAAATTTGACGACTCGAAAAGTGCATAGAAATAGTCGCAAAACATGTCAGAAATGAAATGTCCCTATGGCGTTATTACCTTTCACGGGTCTCCTCCAGAATTAGACTATGTTGTCCATAAACTCATCATTGATGAGCAATATCGTACGAAAGGTGCTATTAATCCCAAGGTACGCAGGTGGATCAAAAAACATTATGTACACTACGAGCAATATGGAGATGATAAAACCGTTTCTCTTATCTTGTCATGATTCATAATCTTCATAAAGAATACAGACATAGGGCGTACTCGTAAAAATCCACCCATTTCGTGTACAATTTACGAGTGTCTATTTTTTAGTATAGTCGTTAAACGTATTAAAATCTAGGGCTAAAAACATATGGAAAAAACCTGCCTTTTGACCTCTTTTTAGAAATACCCTGGCTATACTCCTCAAAATTATTTCTATACTTTTTCTATACTTTTTATTTTTATTTTTCTATACTATTTCCAGAGACAACTTCAACTTCCCTTCATATAAATAAGTGTCAAAAGGCATACTTTCAAATACTTTTTTAGCCCCTATAACAAATAATGGATACTGTTTTTCAGAAAGAGTCGTAAATACATTACCATGAGAAGGGCGTAGTGCTATATTTCCTAGTTAGACGTAAAAAAACCCAACAGCACCTCGAAGGTACTGTTGGGTCTATTAAGAGTGGTTAGGGCATACTTTTCGAAACCGTATATTTCCTATAAAGTGGTTATTCGCCCTAGTCCGAGTCCGAGTCTGAGTCGGAATCGGAATCAGACATCTCTGCCATCTTCTTGGCTTGCTTTGCTTTTTTCTTAGCTTTCGCTTTTTCCACTAGCTTTTTGTCTTTGATCTTCTGCTTCGCTTCACGTTCTTTCTCTAGTGCTTTCCGAACGGTTTCACGCTCTTTCTCTAGTGCTTTTTGAACTGCAGTTGCCTCGTCCACAGCTCGCTCACATTTATATTTCTCAAACTTTGCTTTCAGATCGCTAATCTCCTTACGCATGCGATCCTCTCGATCCATTGAATCTTTATCATTAACGAAGCGTGATTGATTCCACTCAGTCATCTTTTCATGAAACTCTTTCTTCTGAAACTCTATCTCTTGTCTAAGCAAAGAGTTGTTCTTCTCTAATTGTCGTTCATTATAGTGGGCAGACTGAAGATCCTTACGCAGATCTACTATACACTCCTTTTCATCAGCTGTCTCCTTCCATCTCTCAGCCTCCTTCTTGAAATACTCCACCTGATTCTCTGAACTCGCCTCCAAGGCTTTATAACTCGCAGTCAAAGTAGAGAGTTCTTTCTTCATAATCAGGACATCAGGATTACGGATCGCCAGATTCTTACCAATCTGTATGAAATCCATCAATGAGATGCTTTGGAGAACTTCCTCGACGAACTTACGATGAGCGATCATATTCTCTTCTCGTTTCAAGTACTGAGAAAGTTCCAAGTCTTCTGGGTATCCTTTCACTTTTGTATCAGGGCGAGTCGGATCGTATGGAACCTCGATGCTGTCTCGAATATAGAAGAATGGTTTTACACCAAACCAATACTCGGCATCTTGGTACATCTTTGATGGAATGACCATGGACGATGCTCTTCCCTCGCAAGCGTAGGTCTTGATGGTGTTCACCTCATATTCTTTAAAATCTTCTAGTATCAATGTAGCAATTTCTTTCATGTGCTTTGCCTTAACATGACTAGCATAAGCATCTCGTCGCATCTCGTGATTTTCGCAGAACTCGCATCGAATGGTGGGGGCTGGCATCTCTATATTCTATATCTAGAAAATACTTTAAGCTCAAACACGCCGGGCGTAAAATATGCCGGAGGAATCCGCCCCCCCGCTCGTCAATTTTACAAAAGTTGATCGCTTTGCACCACGAAAACCAAGGCAAGATCTATTTTTATTTCTCGTGCGTAGTAGAACAAAAACTATGGGTGGGGCAGTATCACAGTTCGTCGGTAATGTCGCCAAGACAGTCGCCAAGGGAGCAACTACGGCTCTTGGTGGTATGATTCCAGTAGTAGGACCTGCTCTCGCTCAGGGTATCAATTCATTGTACAATAAGGGTGGTAAGGTTCTTCCACGTTTCCAAGCGGGTGGTGAAGTACCGGCGGGTATGAAAACCAAGGTGATCAACACCCCCGCTCAACTAATCAGCGTGATCAAGCAGTTCCCTGCTGAGGCTGCAAAGGCGAATCTCTCCGTCGAAGATGTCAAGGACGCTATTGCGGAGATGAAGATGGCTCGTGGTGGTGAAGTGATGATGGCTCGTGGTGGCATGGCTCGTGGTGGTAAAGCGATGGCTCGTGGTGGCATGGCTCGTGGTGGCATGTGCGAGTGTATGGAGATGCCTTGTAGTTGTATGAGAATGGCTGATGGTGGTATGGTTGATCCCAAGCCTGCTCCCCGCAATCAAGGACGAATGGCGAGTTATTCTGTTGAGCCAGGAACACCTTTCGCATCGGTGATGATGTCCGGTCAACGTATGGCTGCACGAGGACGGGGTGGGTTCTAATGCGTCCGGCTCGGATTTTATTTTCATGTCAGTACAATAGAATATGCCACGCAAATCATCTCAGCCCCCTACCCCTGTCGGCGAAGTTGTCCTTATGAATAAGCCTACTCCTAAGCCTCCAAAGGAGAAGCCCCTTCCACCACCACCTCCGCAACCAATCATTAAGGAGATTTCCGCAACAAAGTATGAGAAGGAGGTGCGTCCGAAGAAGGAACTTTCCGAGAAGCAAAAGGCAAACTTGGAGAAATTGATTGAGCGTAATAAGGCACGAGCAGTGGAGCGACGTGCTACGATTAGCGATGCGATCCCAGAGGTGATCCCAGAGGACAAAATCCTTGTTAAGATCATGCCCAAACGAGTGTATAACCGTAAGCCCAAGAACCAGATTATCGTGCCAACTCCAGACTTTACTCCTGCCCCTTCGGAAACCGAACATACAGAGTCTGAGTATACCGAGTCGGAGTCTGAGCCAGAGGTGAAGCCCCGTAAGCGTCGTGAACGCAAGCAAGCACCCAAGAAGAAGATTATTCCTAAGTATCATTATGATACAGAGACAACCACTGCGGACGAGGAGAGTTCCGATAGTGATCAAGATGATTACAAGACAATGAAGTACCAGGCGAAAGCGGAGAAGCGGATCAAAGCCTTGGAGAAGATCGATAAACGTCTGAATCAACTGCAGAGCAATCCGTACCAGTCCCGTGGAATGTCAGTTTTTTAACAATTAAATACGGTTCATATAATGAATCCAATTTAATTACCATAGAATCTTTGAAGCGTAGTAGCCAGGAGTGCCTACTTGATCGGAATCTCCTTTGTGCCGGATATGATACAATCTCCTACGCTCGTCAGCCAGTGCCTTGTCCTTCTGAAGATAGTTAGGATAATCTTGGTAGTTTGGATCGCCAATGGACGCAACCTTTTTCTTATTCTTATACACATCTATCTTCTTCTTGGGGTTTTCGCTGGGTTTGATAAACACATTGAGACGCTTTGCCTGCTGATATGAATAAGGAAGAATCTGATACATCTACTAAGGAGTGGTTCTTTAGCGGACGATTTCGATTGCACCGCTTGCATCGATCAGGATTTGGTAGTCCGAGATAAAGGTCAAGAACATCGTGAAGGTGCTAGCAGACGTAGTAAAGTTCAGACCGACGACCGACACCGGACTGCCTGCGAACGCCAGAGCCTCGTTGCATCGCTGAGCCGAGACACCGACCGCAAAAGAGGTTGTGGCATAAGTAGAACCAGTGCTAACGTCCGTGATAGAAGCATCAAACAGACGGCTAAAGCACTTGTTGAGTTCAGCGAACACAAGGGCGGGGCTGGCTGAAGCGTTAAGGGTGTTGGAGTTGACCAGGCGACCGTCCAGTGAGACCTGGAACTGCGATAGACCGTTGACCAGCGAGAGACCCTGGTTGGCAATCGCAGAAAGGTCAGCCGTAAGAACTTGCGATCCCACCAACGCACGGAGCGAGGACACGTTGACACCGTAGTTGAAGAAGGCAGTGCCTGCAGCCGACTGAACCGTAGTAGACTGGAAGTTGGTGTAGCCAAGGACGTATTTGCGTCCCTGAGCCATGTCGGACTTCACCTTATCAACGAACGCCTGCTCCACGCTGATCTTGTCATAGACCAACTGGACGTTGCTAATGGTGAAGCCAGTGATGGCAGTACCAGCGGACTGATAGACGGCACGAGCAACCGAGTTGTAGTCCAGCTGAACCTGGAGGGTGCCGTTAAGGGCGAACAGAGGAACACCCTGCTGAGTGCCAAGTGCACCGATCAGAGGCATCACAACCGTGCGGGTTGCTGGGGCTGCAGCACCCGAGGCAACACCCGAATACATAAGGATCTGGGCATCGTGTGTAATCCAGTCGTTTGAAGTAGAATGACCGAACAATTGGTCATACACTTGGTCAGCGTTCTGAATGTTGTCCACCTGCACCGAGTTGATGTAGGTTGAAAGGCGGTTGATAAGAGAGGTCGCCGACTTGGTCGCACCCTTGAACGTGTATTCCGTGTCCGCACCACCACCAGCAAGGAGGACATCAAAGCGAATGTAAGGGTTGAGCATGATGCCCGCCGAAGAACCGCAAGGGAGTTGAATGATCGATGTGCCGGACGCATTGGCGTTGGAGGTCAGAGCGGGAATGTTCACGGTCTGGAGAGAGCATGGAATCGGCTTGGCACTCTTGTTCGACATGAACGCCTGGGGGACGGAATCATACGAAGCGGGGAGGATATACGTAGCATCAGAACCAACGGTGTGAAGGGACATTCTTGTATCTGGTAGGTAAAAAGAAAAAAAAACAGAGTGGAACTCACGTCTTTTTATCGTTTCTGGAACTTGCTTTTCTTCGGAGGAGCAAGAGCAACTTTCTTAATGGGTTCGGTCATGGATCGATGGGGGGCGTGGGCTTCTTCGACGATGGGGGCAGATATGATAAAGGGGGTCTGTGGCTTTGCGTAATCCGTGTGTACCGTAGTGAAGTGGTTTGGGTGGGTACGTCGGAGCATCTCTACTGGTCCTTTGGATTAAAATTTTCGTTCATGGACTCAATTTGAAGCGTTAGAACCAAATGCTGGAAGGTGGCGGGTTGTGCACCCGTAGCATAATCTACGACCGCTAAACGGAGTTGTCCTTGAAGAACAAGGTTTTGAAGGCTATACTCGTTGTGGCTGGAATCAAACGTAGAGTTTTCTTGCGGATTACTCATAATCGTAAGATATCGTGCCGGACTGTAGGGAAAAAGGAGGAGGTCGGAGCGAATCTGAATGATACGGGAATTCGTATTGGCTTCCGTGGCGTGATAAGCAACGTGTAGCACACGAACACAGCATTTCCCGCTGACCGGAAGGGTAAAATAGGAATCGTTGTTTGAAGAGGTGATGATAAATTGAACCAGCACCATTGAACTACTACTCCATAGATTTTATTCTTTTAGTGGTAAGGTAATGCCGTGTTTCTTCAAATACTTTTCTACATCTCGAGCATACTTCTTCGCTACTACGAACTCGCCGGGCATGATAACCACGTTCGCTAGTTTCGACGTGTCATGAACGGTTCGATCCGTAAGTGGTCCTTTATATCCTTTCATCACGCCACTTTCCATAATCTTCGTAGGGATCACCAAACTACCAGGTTCGAGCCACGACGCAATCGAATCCTGGTCGGAGAACTCATTATTGGGGTGGTACTTGACGAAGCCTCCATCACTAAAGTTTGATCTACGCTTGTTAAAGATTTGGACAGGTTGTCCCCTGTCATTGAAGTAGAACATTCTATTGAGGTCTACTATTTCCTTCTGGTTTTTTGACAACTAGATTCCTCGATTCTTCCAGTTTATCAGCAAGCTTCTTGACCTTCAGTTTCTCCTTATAGCGTTCAATGCGTTTAATGGCATCTTGTCTTTCAGCCTCTAACATCGCCATCTCTTCCGTAGTCGCATCTGTTTCGATAGGGGCGTTCGCAAAGGGCTGATTCACGAAGGCAGTGGAGTAAAGGGACTCGTAGTTGGGTTGAAGGACCTCAGAGATAGTCATGCGAAACGACCAAGGAATATCTTGAAGATCAATGGCGGTATAGGACAAGTTTGTTGTCAAGTAGAAGTTCAAGTTAGAAATCGTATCATTAACCAAGGAAACCGGGTGAGAATCTCCATACCAATTAATATAGGTATTAACGTTGGTTTGAATCGGTATATGGTATAATATATCACTAAATACATCTTGCTCTACTACCCATTCACGGTTTTTGTATTGTCGTAAGGAGGGTGATCGGAGCAATAAATAACTAACAGGATTGGCAACGGCGAGTTTTGAGCCAGTCGCAGACGTTCCAATAGAAATAGTAGTATTAAAGGCGAAACCAAAGAAGAGTCCAAGGGAGGGATTGGAAGCAAACTGCAGGTAAATGACAGATGTATTTGATGGAGAAGTGTTAGGAACAACGCTTAGTAGTGAAAGGGTGCTTTTACTTGTTGTTGTGTTATAGACAAAGTTGAAAGTAGGGGTGAAGGATACACAAGGAGTAATTGTTCCAGTGCAGATAGCAGTCAGTTTCGTGGCGAGTTCGTCGAGGACAGAAACAGTGGAATAATTTCCAACGGTCATGTTCAGCGTTGTGCTAAAAAAGTTGCTACCTTGCTGGATAACAACGGGCAATGCTGTGATATCACTGCTTAACTGGTAGAAGGAGAACGGAATGGTTGCTCCGTGGACGGTTGCTACGAAATGGCTATTACGTGCTTGTCGGGTGATGATCTGGGACATTTGAATGTTCATATCCGTATTCGTTCCTGACTGGCGTTTGTCTGAAGAAACATAGAACGTATACGTGGCAACAGTAGCCATCTTCTATCTATGTGAAGTAAAAATAATCATAGTAAAACAACAAGCCGTAGTTAGAGCAGTGCCATTCAATGTCCTTATTATTCATATAGATCATGATTAACTTGGGGCTCACGTAGTAAGGCTGGGGTAGCAACGTTGGCTGATTCATCTTCTTTGGAGTCTTCCACCCTTTCAACGACAACATTCGCCAAGATTTCCTTTTCCTTCTCTTCCTTGAGTTTATCTGCTTCTTCGGCTGGAACAAGTGCGGTCAACCAATACTGCAGTGCGTTCTGTACCTGGGTCATGCTAGATCCTTTGAAGAAGTTGAAGTTAAACGCCATTTCTACCATATGAGGTTATTTTTTTTTGTCATTTAGAACGCTCATCTCCAAAACGATCTGCCGGACTTCCTCCCACTCCTTTCTCTTCTTTTCTTTTAATTCTGCCTCCCACATCTCCACGACAGAATCAAAGCCTTTATCTTCTGCTTCCAGCATTGCTTGGTAGAGGCAGACGGTGTTCGTTTTTTCCATTCTAACGTTTACGTTTATTTTAGTTTCTCCATGAGTGCCTTTACCATGTCCTTGAGTTCGTCAATCTCCTTCTGCTGTGCGTCGTTCTGCTTCTTGAGTTCTTGGATCGCTCCTACCATGTGTACATTGATATCACCATACGCAATTCCAAGGCGTGTCCCGTCATCACCATCACATACCGACTTGTCATCTACCCACTCGTCTATGCAGTGAGGATTGGACTCCATGACATCTTGTGCGAGGAAACCGATATGGTCGGCATTTCTGACTTTATCTGAGATAGGTGTTTCTGAATTCTCTGGATATATCTTCTTGTAGGTCTTGGGCTTGAGTGCCATGATCCGCTGGAGAGAACGGGTCGTTTTAATGTCTTTGATGTCCCTCTTGCAGCGTTGATCCGATACAAAGATCCACCCACCACCCGCTGTGTAAAGATTGATCGTTCCATTACATGATGTATAAATCGTTCCACCTGATAGAATGAGTTCGCCCCATATAATAGCAGGAGCAAGAGAGATGATGACGGATCGATAAGCACCTGCACTGGATACACCGAACCCAAGACCCATTTCATTGATGCCTTGATTTCGAGCAATCACTGTGTATCCTCCACCTGACCCAGCACCCCACGATGAGTGAGTAAATGGAATAGGTGATGAACCAGCATTATTTATTAGATAAGTAAGTAAGTTAGGGTCATCATACCGCATACTACGATTATTGTTTGGACTCTGTATGCGGGGTAAGCCACTTCCACTACCTGAAGAGTTGAGCGTCAGAGGACAGTCCATGAGAGTAGCAACGCCTCTGATGTAATTCTGGTTGTCGGTCCAGCCAAAATGCGTGTAGATCCCGTTCGGATTGACAATATCAAGCACACCCGATGAGTTCACACCACCTATCGCCAATCGTGTCGCAACATTGACCGTACCATCTGTATTCACTGACATTCGTGTAGATGAGTTATTCGTATAAAACCGCAAAGGGTGATTTGTTCGTGTTCCATACCAACCACCCCCACCTCCGATCCATGTTTCAACGATGATTGTTCCGTCTGTATGAACGAAGCCAGGACTACTTGTTCCTGTCGTTAGTTGTAAAGTCGCATTCGTAAGCAGTCGCATTCTTTCCGCTCCTGCCGAGTCATACCACGCAAAAATACCTTGAGCGGGAACTACTCTTGCACGAAACAACATGCCCCAATTTGCATCGCTATAGATGCAACCGGCTTGATAGGTTCCGCCACCATTGACAACAAGACAACCACCTTTGAGATTGTTCGTTGCGATTACATCATTTGAACTATCTACGACTAATCCCGAACTACTACCGGTAGAAAATCTAATATTTTCTCCTGCATTAACACGAATCACCAAATCACCAACTTGACTATCAGAAACCCACCCACCAGCATCACTTACATACATAGCGATATAGTTGTCTTGACATCTGATGTTTGGATATTGTCCCGTTCCTGTCCCTCTCATAAACTGGATATTGTCATAATTACCTCCGCTATAATTCCCAAAACGAATCACATCTTGAACGGTTAGTTTTGAAGCCGTTGCTACATCAGAAGTAGCCCACCCCATGTCTCTGCCCAACCGAATGGTATTTGCGGGTCCGTCGTAATACATCAGAGAAGCAACCCGCAACCCTGAATCATGAACGGCAATCTCGGTGTTATCCAGACACTCAAATAGTAGCCCTGCAGTATTCGTAGTCCAACCAGCAACACCTCCTCCATAGTTTTTTGTAATGTCGCCAATCGTTAAAGATCCAGGGGACATATAATTATTTGGAACAGCATGAGGAGAACCAGCATGAATGTTTGCGATTCCGTTCATCTCCAATTCTCCAACCACTTCCAGTGTTCCCACCTCATAAGTAAAACTCGTCCACGTAAAGGTTTTATTCGCAGTTCCCTGCCACTGTAAATAGACCTGTCCTAAGAAAGAGGAATTGATATTGGGTGTGAAGATACCAGTAAAATCACCAGTCTCAACAGGAAAGGTAGCACTGATCGCAACTGCTCCAGTATCTGCTACATTTGCTTGAAAAAAGGTAAGGCTCACTCCAAAAATAGGAGAAGAGAAATTGGCGAAACGAAAGAGATATCTTGCCCCAGTGATCCAGATCTGCGTAGGCGAATAACACGCTGCAAGAGGCGATGAGGCGGGGCTTGGTGTGAGTAGCCATGGTGCACCACCCGTGATGACACCAGGATTCACTGCCTGCGAGGACATGCCCGCCGTTCGCAGACTTTGTGTAAGGTATGCTTTGGAGGAAACGGTAGTAGTCGACAGGGTAGAAACGGTATTATTGAAAGTATTTGTTCCCGTCCAAATGTTGTTCAACGGAAGAAGATTGACGGGCGGAGATGGAACAGCATACGACACGACACCACCCAGCGTATCAATCCCCAATGCTAAACTTGGTGTAGAAGAGGGAACAGCAGTAATATTCAGCGTAGAAATGGTAAGACCTGTGGTTTTGGTGAGTTTGAGGCGTGTATCCCCTACATCGTCCTTGATCTCATAATCATCTGATAAAGCGGTCTGCGTCCACACCACAGTACCACTACCAATCAGTTGACTGTTTCCTGCGACTTCTATATTTCCAGTTGTAATCGTCCCTCCTGCATTGATATTCAAAATGGCTAAGGCATCACCGCTCGTGGTCATTGTGTTGCCTGTGGTAATGTTTTTGATTTCCAACTGATCAAAAGAGTTGACCGAGAGCGAGTAGTCGTTATTAGCAATACTGGACGTGATGCGTAATGCCCCCACGCTGGTAAGGGTGGTAAAATCGTTCGTCCCTGTCCACGTGTTATTCTGTCCTACACCGCCCGCTTGTGAAGTAAGAGCGGTGATATAGTCTAGTTGTCCAGCGTTGATCGTGGTAGACATTACGCTGTTTCCATTGGTACATACGACCTTACCAGCATTTCCAAGGGTAGTAAACTGGAAGTTGGGTGAGCCAAGGACACTACCTGTGAAATACATGGTGCTACCGCTGGTGAGGTTCGTCGTGATCAGACCACCCAGCGTGCTTGGATTGCCCATGGTGCTGACCGTGTAAGTAATCCACGATTCATCGTTGGTGTTATTATCAGGAATCGCAAAGTTTTGTGCCGAGATCGTTCCAGCAGTAGTAAGATCAAACCCACCCAGATCAGTGTTAGAGGTGTTCCCACTATATTTTACAAAGTTTGTGGTATTGATAGAGCCTGCTACTGGATTAATACCGTTGATCGTGTATGGAATAAAAGTATTGGTTGTGCCATCAAGCGACATCTTCTAATAGTGTCCTTTATTTTTATTTTATCCTCTATACACAGAACGATGTCGAAGCCTAACAAATACGGACGACCTCAAGATCTAGGTAGACCTATTCTACAGCCGGTCAGACCGGCGGTGATGAAACTGGGTGGTACAGCAACGATTCAAGAAGAAGCCGACGAAGAAGGCTTTATGAGCAAACTTACCAATCTATGGAGTGCGTTAACGAGCAATGAGCATCTTCCTAAAAAGTTTCGGCAGTTCATCAAGGCTCATGGGAGAGATAAGATTCAGAGCCTGGCAATGATGCGAGCACCAGTTGCGAAGCCGGGGGTAATGGCGATGCAATTGCTTACGCTTGGAAAATGGGACGAGTTCAAGAAGCGAGGAGGCGTTGATGAAGTCTATCACACGAGCATCATCATCAACGGCAATATCGTGCTGGAGAAACTGGAGAAACTGGAAGGTCGTGTAGACGCTGGATATGCGAAGATGCCTGGGGCAGAACTCTATCCGGTTGCCGTCAAAGGAGATATTACGATCGCTGACTTCTTAGAGAAGGGTCGTAGGCAGATGGGAACAAAGTTCTATACGTACGATGCCTTCCGTTCGAACTGCCAGGACTGGGTCATGAACATGGTAAGTGCGAATGGTCTCCTTGATGCGGAGGGTCGCAAGTGGATTAAACAGGACATCGACAAACTGATCAAGGAACTGCCTGAACTAACCAAGACGGCTGCAGTAAAAATAACTGATGTCGCTAGAGATGTCGGCAATGTTGCCGAGGAACTAATCTATAAGAAGGGTGGTATGGTCATGGGGCGGGCATATGCGAGTGGCGGATACGCTAGATTTTAAAAACACTATATAGTAATATGTCATCAGACTTAACGAAGGCTCTTGCTCCATACGATAACCAGAAGGCTACAAAGGCTGGTCCATTACCTACGAAGCCATTTTTGTGGGCGTTAGTGGGTAAGAAGGGTTGTTCAAAGACTACGGTGGTTCTCAACGTGCTTCAAAGGAAAGAGTCTCCGCTGTATCGACTGTATGATCTGATCTTCTGGATATCTCCTACGGCAGGAGCAGATCCGAAGTTAACTCCGTTGCTGGAGGACATTGGACCAGACCAAGTATATGATGATTTGAATAATGAAATCTTGGAGGACCTTATTGCGAAATGTGATGCCTTCCGAGAGAGGCATGAGAGAAAAAAGAAGAAGGGTGAGCCACAGTTCCTTGTTGTGCTTGACGACTGTATTCATCAGATCCGTTCTAAGAGGGCATCACTTATTACTCGGTTAGCATCGCAGAATCGTCATCTTAAACTAAGTTGCTTTTTCCTTCTTCAGAAGTGGCGTTCCTTTCCGACTATCATACGGTCGAACTTGGACTGTATCACGCTCTTCCACAACGAGAACGAGCAGGAGATTAAATCGTTTTGTTCCGAGATTGGTAATGAGGAGAAGGTGAGAAAACTATATGAATTCGCTACGGACGAGCCGTATAGTTTTTTACATATTAATTCCTACGCACAACCGACAACGTACTACAAGCGATTTGATCCGATTCAATACGTTATGAAATAATAATCTTATCCGTAGATAGAAATGGTATTCCTGCTACCCGCATGGGCGAATAGACCAAAAGAATACAAGAAGGGAGGCAAGGTGAAGAAGGATAAGAAGCCGAAAGCGAAACAGGCAACGATGTCGCAGAACGTGAAGGTGAATGTTAAGATCGGAGACTCTGTTCTATTACATAAGGGTAAAGCTCCTAAACGTAGCAACCCGGGTGTAGCGAAACGCTTCCTATCGCCAGGGAGTGCTTTTGGTGGTGGTCTTCCGAGACCACTTCAGAGTATGGCGTATGCGTCTGCTCCTCCAGTAGCAATGCCTATGGGACGAATGGATTTCATTGGTTCGGGCGAAGTACCTTACAATCGGGGTCGTGATCGTAGAGATGATATTCCAATTAATGTCAATCCGAGTAATATTCGTCCCGACGTGAGTCCAAGCATTCGTGCTGTTTCAAGCAGTAGTGCAGTAGAAACTCCAGATCGTGGATTGGCTATTGCACGAATGCTACAAAAAGGGTATGATTCCTTAGGAGCAAGCTCTCAGAGAATCTACGATAATCTTTCTTTCCAAGGAGAAGTTCCACGAATTGGTGGTGCGAACCTTAAACCATCTAGCCGTGTTGTAGCAAGCCAGCCTAGCACTGGGTATGCGAATATGAATAAGCCATTTGGCTCACTATCAGAAATGTCAAAAGCACAAGCAGACTTAGGCGATCTTCCTGGTGGTGAGCAGGAGTTTATGAGACGAGAAGCCGATACGATGCGTGCTATGGGTATTAATCCAGAAACAGGTTCAGCTCTACCATCTCCTCGTAATGAAAAATCGGCATCAGCATCTGCCCGTGGCATGCGTCGTGGTGGAACTGTTTTCTAAAAGAGAGAAAGCATAACGTAAAATGTATAAGAGGAAATAATAACAACGCCAAGTATATCGGCAAGTTCGTCCATTCTATTGTGGTATTATGATTAAAATCAAATGCGATCTTATCATAGAATGGAAGAGCCTTTAGTACCTACACCTAAGCCAAAGATTTCTAGGAAAAAGAATACTCCGAAGAAGCCGAAGAAGCCGTTAGAGCCATTGAAGAGACTTATTATTGAATCAGGTCTTTTTGTGTTAAAGTTCGATTAGATAAATAGAATTACAGATACAACCAATGGTGGTAGAGTAATCTTTAGAGAAGCGAGCATTTCGGCAAATATAATACTTTTAGCATAGTCCCATAATGTACGTCCTATCCACTTGACTATGCTGATAAGCATGGAAGGAACATAGACAAAAAACTACGGGCGATGGAAGGTGCCCGAACTTTCTCGCATAGAAGTTGACGATCAAAATCTTCTTTGGAAATCGCCCGTAGAGGGAAGGAAGTGAGAGCCATGTCTGCTAGGCGATCAATGAACTTCTCTTCTTTGTGATACCATGGCACGTAGGCTACGGTGCTATAGGACGCAAGGTTGATAGAGCCAAGAGCATAGCGTGCTTCTTTCACTCGCATATCGATGAAGAGGTAATCGAAGTACGGCAGTTTCTCAATAGGGATATTGATGTAGCGGGAATCCCATACAACGACTTTACCCCAGAACTGAAAGATCTTTCGTTCTTCTGAGGAAACGTCCTTAGAGTGAATCACGATAATTTTACCTTTAGATTCATGGTGGTCAGCTACTGCTGGTTCGGGAGCATCGTGGAGGGGGATCGGGTGGATCACGGGTGGTAATGACGCAAGCAACGACATTGGTTATAATAGCAGATTAGAAATTAATTTAGTCGAAGAAGTTTAGGACAAAGTTTCCTCGTTCGATCCGTGTAGGATAGTTCGGTTCTTTAGGAGTATACAAAGGTATTTCTTTTGTCATTCGTGGCTTTACAGGTTTTGGTTCTTTTGGTGGTTTCGGAGGCTTGGGTTCCTTGGGGGGTTTTGGCTGTTTTATTTTCTTTGGCTTAGGTACATGGTGTTTAAGATAATACTGCTTATTATATTCCCGCATATACCCTAGATATTTCTCACGATGATTTCTGTGATATTCCATCTGTCGGGCAATAATTATTTCACGATTCTTTTTGTAGTAGTTTCGTTGGTATTGTTTTTCTTCTTCTGTTTGAGGCATTGTATTTGAGACTTAGAAAATCTTTAGACGAGAAAAACATGGGGCTAAAAACTAATCAAAAAACGTGCCTTTGGGTCTATTTTAGAACATGGTGAGATTGGACTGATCGATAGAAAATAAATAAAAATAAAAATAAAAAATAAAAATAAAAAATAAAAAAA